CCTTGGTCGAGCTCGAGCTCGCGGCCTGCGTGGCCGCCAGCGCCGCCGCCGCGCCGAAGGCCGGGTGGTCGCTGATGATCTCCCACTTCTCCTGCGCCGCGAGCACGTTGAAGGTCAGCGGGAGCCGGACGGCGTCCGAGCGCACCAGCGAGAAGTCGACGTCCTCGCTGAGCTGCACGCGCGGGAACGCGAAGCGGAACTGGTACTCGCCGTCGATCGCGTCGATCACGATCGCGTGCACGTCGGACTGGCCGGCGTCGGGCGGCGTGTAGGTGTAGGGGGCCGCGGTGCCGGCGAAGGTGCCGCCGCGGAAGGCGAGCGCGACGGTGGCGCGGTCGAACTGGAGCAGCTCGAACGCGATCGTGATCGGCTCGTTCGTGACGAGCACGCGGACGGGCGTCGACACCTGCCAGGCGTTGACCTCTTCCTGGTCGCGCGAGAACGTGAACTGCGCGCCGTCCTCGCTGATGTAGCCGACGTCGGTCCAGGGATCGGCCAGGTCGGCGAGGTCGGCCGGCAGCGGTGTGCCGTCCGGGGCGACGTAGACGGCGCCGGTGCCGGCGACCACTACGTCCTGCGGGTTCTGTCCTGCCATGCGAGAGCCTCCTCTCAGGCTGTGCCGGCGAGAGCAGCGCCGGCGGGTTTGACGGTGACCTCGAGGTCGCACACGAAGCGCGGCCTCGGAGGCTTGTACGTCTCGTCGTCCTGCTCGCGCTTCGTGAGGACGACGACGCCGCAGACGTTGCCGGTGTCGTTCGGCTGCTCGCCCTGGAGCTCGGCGAGGGCCGCGCAGCAGGTCGCGGCGAGGAGGTGCGCGTCGGCCTGTCGGCCGCCGTAGGCGTCGAGCTGGAGAGCAGCCAGGTCGACGACTAGCGGTCGCGGAACGGGCGGGATGCCGCCGATCCGCTGGACGAGCACGAACGGCAGCGTCTTGCTGAGCTGCCGAGGGAACGCGGTGTAGATCCGGCCGCCGGCGATCGCGGCGACCTCGGGCACGGTGCGCAGGTACTGCTGGATCAGGAACGCGACGTCGGGCAGCGGCGGCGTCCTCATCAGTGCGCCTCGTAGCGGAGGCCGAGCGACGTGACGGCGGTCTGCACCGGCCGGTAGGCCGGGTTGAAGCGCGTGCCGTACTCCATCCAGTGCCAGAACGGCGAGCCGACGTAGACGCGGTAGTCGCGGTCGGGCCCGGCCCGAACGGTCAGGCGGTAGCTGCGCTGCATGACGCCGTCGTCGACCGGGACGAAGGCGGGGATCGCCTGCGCGATCGCCTCGGCGGTCGGCCGCAGGCTCGGCTGGCCGAGCCGCTCGGTCGTCTCGACGGCGTCCGGTGCCGGTACGAAGCCTCTAGGCATCGGCGGCCTCGAGGGCGAGCTCGCCCTCGCCATAGTCGGTCCGGCGGACGACCGCTTCGACGTGCGCGTTGCCGGTCAGCGGCGAGCGGGCCTCGAAGGCGTCCCCCTCGAGCTCGAGGATCTCGCCGGTGTCGGTCAGGCGGACGGCGTCCCATCCGCGCAGCGGCGTGCCGGCGGTGAGCCAGAGCCGGTAGGTCGCGATCTGGATCGCCCCGGTCGGGTCCTCGCGACTGCCGGCCCCCTGGAGCTCACAGCGGGTCGCGGCGATCACCGTCTCGGTCGCGGCCTGCTGGCCGTCCTCGCCGGCGTCCTCCGAGTAGCTCCGCTGGAGGAGCTCGCAGGGGATAGTGAGCAGGTGGTCGATCGTCGAGCTCACTCGCCTCCGGTCGTGTCGTCGTCCTGCTGGTCGTCGTCGACGTCGTCCTGCTGGCCGTCCTGCTGCTGGTCGTCCTGCTGGTCGTCCTGCCGGTCGTCGTCGGCCTTGCCGGTCGTCTCGTCTACTGCCACGGTGTTCTCCTCTCGAGGTCGAGGTTGTCCAGGTCGCGCTGCCACCACTCGGCCGGCCAGGCGATCGTCGTCCAGCCCTCGAGGGTGTAGGCGTTGTCGTGGCGCGGTGGCGCCCACGGGTAGAGCGCGTCGGCCAGCTCGCCGAGAAGCAGGACGACGTCGTCGAAGGTCAGCGGGCCTGCGAGCCGGTAGCTGTAGGCGCCGATCGACTCGCCTACGACGCTGCCGGCCTTCGTCAGGGTGGCGCCGGAGAAGCGGGCGGCGAGCGCGAGGCCGACCGCGTGCACCGGCGGCGGCACTGGGTCCTCGATCACGTTCGGCCAGATGTAGGCCTCGATCGTGATCTGGACGAGCTCGGCGGCGCGGGCGGCGTTCTCCGGGTCGAGTCCGAGCAGCCGCTCGAGCTCGTCGGGCGTGACGATCTGGCCCCAGGTCTGCTCGTCGTCGCGTGCTCCTGGCGGTGTCGGGCCGCGCAGCCGAGCCCGGCGGTAGACGCGGTCGGCGTTCATCCGGCTCTCACCACGACACCACCACGACTATTCCGCCGCCGCCGCCGCCGCCTCTGCCTGCGGGGCTTCCTGCCGTGCCGCCGCCGCCGCCGCCGCCGCCGCCGTAGTTACCGCCGTTGCCGCCGTCCAGGGTTAGCCCGCTGCCGCTGTGGACGCCGCCGCCGCCGCCGCCGCCTGCGCCGCCCGTCGCGTCGCCTGCTGCCGCCGAAGCGCCGCCGCCGCCGACATTGCCGATACCGCCGACGCCGCCTGCCCGTAGGTCGATTCCCGACGATCCGCCGCCGCCGCCCGAGGCGCTGACGTTGTTCGTCCCGACGCCGCCGCCGCCGCCGCCGCCAGCCCCGGCGGTGGACGAGCTTGTACCTGCGACCCCAGAGCTCCCGCCGGTTGCCGTGCCACCGCCGCCGCCGCCACCGTAGACGTCACCGATACCGCCAGCGCCGGGCGGACCCGGGCTGCCCGCGCTGCCCGAGCCGCCACCGCCGCCGCTCGCCTTGAGCCATGCGCCGAACGACGATGCGAGGCCCGGCCCCCCGTCGCCGCCGTTCGCGGTGCCGCCAGCACCGCCGCCGCCGACAGTGGCGGCCTCGGTCGCGGCGAGCGTCGATGCCCTAAGCATCCGCCCGGTGTAGCCGCCGCCACCACCGCCGCCGCCGCCACCACGCACCGTCGAGCCGCTGCCGAGTCTGCCGCCGCCGCCACCGCCGCCGCCGCCGATACAGACAACCCATACCGTCGTGACACCGGCAGGCTTCGTCCACGTGCCCGACGCGGTGAACGCCTGCACGTCGACTACGGCGGTTCCCGCCGGACCCTGCGGCCCCTGCGGGCCTCGCAGCACGAGCCCGGTGAACACCCACCCGGACGCCTGCTGCTCCCACACCTTGCCTGTCGCGCCGTCGAGGTAGAGCGTCCCCACCCGGTCGGCCGAAGGAGTCGGGTCGCCGGTGCCGTAGATCCATTCGTCGCCGGGTGCGCCTGCCGGGCCTTGCGAGCCGGTCGGGCCCTGCGGCCCCTGCGAGCCGGTCGCCCCGGGCGCGCCCTGCGCGCCGGTGTCACCCTTGTCGCCCTTCGGCCCGGCTGAGCCGGTCGCCCCGGGCGGCCCCTGAGCTCCGGGCGTTCCGGCGGCGCCCTGCGGACCGTCCGGGCCCTGCGGGCCTGCGGGACCGGGCGGACCCTGCGGCCCCTGCGGCCCGGCGATCCCGGCGGCGGCGATCACGAGCTCGACCCGCTGCTCGGGGATCGTTCCGCCCGAGCTCACGTATGAGACGGGGAACTCGACGTAGCCCGACTTTCCGATCGGGTCGCCGACGACGTCGAAGCGGGCGAAGCGGCTCGAGTCGTCCTGGTCCTGCACGTAGAGGAGCGAGCCGGGCTTGACTGCCAGGAAGAGCGAGTGGTTGTCGACGCCGTCGACGTCGAGGTCGCGGACCCACACCTTCGTCGCCGCTGCCGGCCCGGCGTCGAAGCGCAGTTGCGAGCCGGTCGGCGGCTCGGTCGTCGTCGCCGAATACATGTAGGCCCACTGGACGGCGCCCGCCCCGGCGGGCCCCTCGGGCCCCTCGATTCCCTGCGGGCCCTGCGGGCCTGCCGGGCCGACGTCGCCCTGCGGGCCCTGCGGGCCCGGATCGCCCTGCGGGCCTTCCGGCCCGGCGGCCCCGGTGTCGCCCTTGACGCCCTGCACACCTTGAGAGCCGGGCGGCCCTGGGGGTCCTTCCGGCCCGGTGTCGCCCTTGATCCCGGCCGGGCCCTGCGCGCCCTCCGAGCCGGGCGGGCCGCTCGGCCCAGTCGGCCCGGCGGGTCCGGCGTCGCCCTGCTCGCCCTGAGCTCCGGGCGGCCCCGGCGGCCCGGGCACGGTCGAGTCGGCGCCCGACGGCCCCGGCGGGCCTTGCGCACCCTGCGCCCCGGCAGGCCCGGCGGGCCCCGGAGGCCCCGGGTCGCCTTCCGGCCCGGGCGGCCCGGGCGGCCCGGCGTTCGAGGCGACGATCGTGAGCGTGAGCTCCTCGGCGAGGTCGGTGACGAGGTCGGGCCCGTCGAGGTCGACGTCGACGTCGACGTCGCCGATCAGCTCGACATCGACGGTCGCCTCGGGTCCGCTCACGGCGTTCCCTCGAGGCGAGTGACGTCGAGCTCGCAGGTGACGTCGCCCTGGACGAGCGTGACCGGCTCGCTGCCTGCCGGCGTCCACTCCACGTCGTAGACGCCCTTGAAGGCGCCGCCGCCGTTGACGAGCGCGGCGGTCTGTTCGCCGGTCAGATGCAGCACCACGACGCCGCTGGCGCCGTCGGTGAGGTCGACGCCGAACACCTGCAGCGGGTCGTCGTCGTCGCGGTGCTGGCGGATCTGCGCGGCGACGCCGCCGCTCAGGTCGAGCGGCTGCGGCGGGCTCGCCGTGTCGCGGACCGTCAGACGGAGCGCTGCGCCGTCGCCGGCGTAGAGGGCGATCCCGACGACCTGCGGGACAAGCGACAGCGTTGCCGTCGGTCAGTCCTCCGGGCCGATGCCGGCGGCGTCGAGCACGGTCTGCTTGTCGCTCTTGCTGAGCCCGTCCTCGAACGTGATTCGGTGCTTGCCGGCGAGCTCGTCGAGCTCGGCGTGAGTGATCTTCGTCGGCCAGGAGGCCGGCCGCGACGGGGACGACGTCGTCGCGGCCGGCTTCGACGGCCCGCCGGGGCCGCCGCGCCTGCGGGTTGCGGCGAGCGCTCGACGGGCAGCGTGTGACTGCGCCATCAGGATCAGGGCGTCCAGTCGACGTTCACGAACGCGTCGGTCGTGTCGCCCTGAGCGTTCAGCGGCGAGCCGATCGCGGCGCCGAGCCGCATGTAGCAGCGCATCGCCACGAGGTCGTCCTGGAACGCGTTCGCGATGATCTCGCCGGCGCCGTCCTGCAGGATCGCGCTGTCCGACATGTCGAAGCGGATGTCTTGCCGCAGCCCGATGATCAGCTTCGTCCAGTCGCCGACGATCGCGTCGCCCTTCGTGTCGTCCCAGGTCGGGGCGACCTCGACGTCGAGGCCGTAGAGCGTGGCCTGCGGCTGCGTCTCGGGCGTGACCATCAGCTCGCGGTAGGCCTGGCGCAGCGCGGTGCCGATCGCGGTGCTCGAGGCGATCCCGTTCGGGATCAGGCCCTGTCCCTCGATCTGTGCCATGCCCTTGTCGATCGCGTCGAGCGCGTCGGTGCCGGTGACGATCGCGCCGCCGCTGACGCCGTTCGGCGGGAACGTGGCGGGCTCGCCGTTGCCGAACAGCAGCGCGTCGTCGATCACCTGCGCCATCGACGAGGCGACCAGCGGGCGGACCTGGTCCCAGACCGGGAAGCCGGCGTCGTCGACGAAGGCGGCGGGGATCGCCAGCGCGCAGGCGAGCTCCTCGGGGACGATCTGCTGGCTCGACCATTCGATCTTCGTGGCCGGCTTGCGGCCGCCGAAGCGCGGGTTGACCCAGCCGGCCGCCGGCAGCGCCGAGACGACCGGGAACTGCTGCAGCCCTTCGGGCATGCGGATGACGGTGCCGAGCGCGAGCGCGGCGCTCTCGACGGTGACGACGTCGAGCAGCTGGTTCGAGACGGCCTGCGGAATCAGGCTGTCGTAATCGGTTGCCACGGGACACCTCCCTGGTGAGGTCGAAGGGTTCGACTTCGGGGTTAGGCGTCCCGCCACCGGCGGGATGACCGGCGAGCCACCGGCTCGCTGATGCCCTACGCCGCCGAGGTTAGCGCGGCGACAGGCGTGCGTCTAGCGTCGGCTGCGTCCTGCGGCCTTGCGCATCCAGGCGTTGCCGTCCTGGTCGGCGCTCGTTCCGCCGCCGGCCCTCGAGCGTGCTCCCTGCGAGCTGCGGGGGACGCCGCGGGTCGGCGTCGGCCCGTCGCCGTTCGTGCCGGCGAGGTAGGGCTTGTCGTCGACCAGCTTGTCGATCGCCTTGCCGAGCTCGCGCTCGCGCTCGCGCTCGTCGTCGAGCTCGAGCAGCGCGGCGACGTCGAGGTAGCGGATCGCGTCGGCCGGGTCCTGCAGCTTGCCGGCCGCGGCCGCGCGGATCTCCGCTTCGAGCGTGCGCCGCCCGTAGGCCTCTTCGGCGGCCTGCCGGCCGCGGGCCTCGGCCTCGGCGACGGCGCGCTCCTGGTCGTCGAGGCCGGCGCGCTTGAGCTCGTCGCGTTCGCGCTCGACGTCGCGCAGCCGCCGGCGGTAGTCGCCGGCTTCGCTCTGGAGGCCGAGCATCCGGCGGAACGCGCCGGCCGGGTCCTTGCGGATCTCGTCGATCGCGCGCTCGTCGTCGCCTTGCTGCTGGTCATCGTCCTGGCGCCGGTCGTCGCGGTCGTCCTGCTGCTGGTCGTCGTTCTGCTGCTGCTGCTGCTGCTGGTCGTCGTTCTGCTGCTGCTGGTCGTCGGCCATCGGCCCTCCTTAGAACGGGATGTCGGAGTCGTCGAAGCGTGCGGGCTCGCGCTCCCCGAGGTCGGGCTCGGCGCCACAGCGGTCGCCGTCGTGAAACGGGATGTCCTCGGGCGAGTCGTAGACGTTGTCGGCGATGTCGGCGCACCAGTCGCACGCCTCCGGGCTGAGCGCCTTGCGCCAGCCGGTCACCTGGAGGTCGGCGGCGTCGGCGCCCTCGCTCGAGCCGACCCGCATCGCCGCCTGCAAGTCGCCGCCCGAGAGCTGCCGGGCGTAGCCGGTCGCGCCGGCGAGCGCCTCACGCGTCGTCGCGCCCTCGGCGGCCAGATGTCGAGCGCGGAGCACCGGCGCGACGAGCGACCGGCTGTCAGCGGCGACCAGGACGCCGCTCCGCGCGAGCGCCAGGTCGACGTTGACGGGGCGAGCTCCTACTCGGCGGCGGCTGCCGGCGAGCAGGGTCGTGTAGGCGGCCGCGGTGTCGGCGGCGACGCGCTGGCCGCCGAGCACGGTCGGGTAGGCGCCGGCGACGTAGCGGTCGATCGATTCCTGCTCGAGGTCGGGCAGCGCTCGGAGCATGAACGCGAGCCGGTCGCCGGTCACGACTCGGATCGCCGACTGCCGGGCGAGGTGTCGCCGGTCGACGAGCGCGCGGGTCGCTGGCATCAGGCCGGAGGCGTCGGCGCCGCGGCCGCGGTAGCCGCAGCGACGGCGGCGGCCTCGCGGATCGCCTGCGCGTCGGCCTCGACTCGCATGCGGGCGATCGCCTGCGGCGAGTAGCCGAGGAACGCCCACACGGCCTCGGTCGGCACGCCGACCGCCTGCAGCTTCGTCGCGGCGTCGGCGATCACCGCCGGGTTGCGCCGCTCGGGCGTGTGCCAGAGGATCTCGAGCTCGCGGTCGCCGGCGAGCTCGTCGTCGCCGCTCGCCCGGGCGGCAAGCCGCACAACGTTCTCCCACGACTCGCCGTAGCTCCGCTGCCGGTCGAGGCACTTCGTCAGCAGGCCCGTCTCGCTGGTGATCAGCGACTCGCTCGAGGGCGGGTTCGCCAGGTCCGACTGGACGAGGTAGTAGCTCGGCACGCGGCTGATCGCGGCGAGCTCGGCGACCTCGTCGTCGATCGCGCGCAGGTACTGGCCGATGTCGCCCTGCGGGAAGGCGCCCATCTTGGCGTCGCTGTTCGTGACGACCCAGGTGCGCATCGGGCCCGGCTTGAAGGGGTTGATCGGCTGGCCGTCCTCGTCGCGCTTGACCTCGAGGCCGGTGATCCACTTCTGCGGGAAGGTCACGCTGTAGGCGCCGATCAGCTTCGCGAGCTCGAGCTCCTGGATCCGCTCCATGATCGGGATCAGCTCGTCGAGCTCCGAGAGGCCGGCGGTCGCCGTCGTCGGCCGGTTCTCGAACGGGACGATGCCGACCGCGCCGGCCTCGTTCGGGACGACGGCGAGGTCGTCCCAGGCGGCGCGTGATCCGTCGACCAGCGGCGAGCGGCGCCGGTCGCGGTAGCGGGCGGTCCAGGTCGCGGTCAGCTCGGGCGTGTAGACGTCGGCGAGCCAGTCGCCGCCTCCGAGCGGCATCACCTTGATCGCCGCTGCGGTCACGCGGCGGTCGCCGGGCACGGTCATGTGCGCGACCTCGAGCGCCGTCTCGGGCGTGATCGTGACGTCCTCGCCGGTGCCGGCGATGCTGACGTAGCTGACGCCGACGATCAGCGCTTCGGTGTGCACGTCGCGCTGGTCCGAGTCGATCCGGTTGTCCTGCAGCAGCTTCCAGCCGCGGGCGTCGGCCTGCTCGCCGGTGGTCGACTGGACGCCCTGGACGACGAGCCGCTCGGCGATCGCGTCGACGACGAGCCGGGCCCAGGCGCCGCGCGCCTGCCGGCGCATCCGTTCGAAGGCGGGCGCGTAGTCGGCGGCGCTCGGCATCGCCGGCGGCGCCTGCCGGCAGCGGTACCAGGCGTAGAACTCCTCGGCGACGTCGCGCTGCACGCGCAGCTTCTCGAGCAGCTCGTCGCGGAGCTCGGTGAGGGTGTCCTCGTCGACGATGTCGGCGGTGTCGACGACGTCGATCGTGTCGTCGGCGCCGGCGGGGTCAAGGCCGAGCGCGCTCACTCCGGTGAAGTGTAGGGCGAACGAGGCGAGGCGCCAATCGGCGCCTCGCAGGAGGGATCGTGCCGGGTCGGGCCTAGTCGTCGCCGGCGACGGGTGCCTTCACGCTCTGCCCGATCAGGGGATTCCCCACAGTTCGGCCGCGGGCTCGGCGTACTCGGGCGGTGTCGCCTCGGGGTCGTCGTAGGCGACCTGCACTGCAGCCTTCAGTGCCTCGTAGACGTCCTCGCTGACGGAGAGGATCACCTCGCGGCCGCGGCCGGCGGTGTGTCGGCGCCTGACGGAGATCATCGCCGCACCTCGAGCGTGAGCCGTAGCTGGCCGCCGTCCGCCGTCGCGTCGACGGAGAAGCTGCACGCTCTCGCGCGGGCGAACGTCGGTCCGATCAGGCGGCGAGTCGGTAGGCCGGTCGAGCGGTAGGTCGCTCGCGTCGTGCGAGAGACGGTGCGCCCGGGCCCGTTGCAGATCGCGTGCGTGCGTGTCTCGACCCGCTTCCCCTTGGTCGCGCGCAAGGTGACGCGGCCATGGCGGACGTCGATGGTGCCGCCGTAGAAGACGTGCGCGGAGGTGAAGTCGGGGCCGGTGTCGGAGGCGCGGTCGACGGTGCGCCAGCCGCCGGCGGCCGCCGCCGTGGTCGTACCGGCGGCGGCGGCCAGGACGGCCGCGGCGAGCAGCAGGCCGCGCTTCACGATGCGGCCTTGACCGGGCGCAGCTTGAACTCGCCCGGGTTCTTCGTGCGCACGACCGCGCCGGTCGGCTTCTTCGCCTGCGTGTAGAGCCAGGCGCCGAGGGTCGCCTCGGGCGTCTTGCCGGCCATCGCCGGCTTGACCAGCTTGACGGCCTCGCTGGTGATGTCCTTCGCCTTGCGCGGCTTGCCGTCGGCGAGGACGTGGAGGATCGCTTGCGAGCCGGTGACTCGCTTCGCGGTCTTGCTAGGCATCGGTCGTCCTTTCGTCGTGCCGGCCGCTTGTCGGCCGGTCGCACAACACGAGTAGCCGCACCGCTCGCGGGCAGCAAGCGGGGTCGGATAAGAAACTGTAAACCCTGCGACCATTTTGTAGCCGGGCGGCTACTATGTAGACATGAACGCAGCGCCCTCTACTGAAAGGAACCCCCTGATGAAGCGCTACGAGTTTTCCGCTGTCGTGTCCGACTCGGTGTTCGGGTCGGCGCGTCAGGTCGTCGCCGTCGAGGCGGCGTCGCTGAACGAGGCCCTCGAGCTCGCCCGGTCGATGACCGGCGTCGTCGAGCTCGGCGGTCTGCTGGTGATCATCGACCTCGAGCCCCAGGTGTGCCTGGCCTTCTAGGCCAGGCTCGCCGCTATCGAAAGGAACCCCCTGATGAACGCTTCTGATCTCACTCGTCTCGCCGCTATCGCCGAGGATGTCGCCGCTGCTGACGGCGGCCTGCTCGCAGGCGTGCGGATCTCCGAGGCCGCCGACGGCTCGGGCCGCTCGATCGCCCTCGTCGACATGCAAGAGGCCGGGCTCGAGCAGCAGTACCGGATCTCGTCGCCGGCGCCGGCGACGTCGCCCTCCTGGGCGCGCGTCGAGTTTGGCGACTGGCGGCTCGAGGTGCGGGTCGGCAACTTCGGCGGCGAGTGGATGGAGCTCGAGCTCGAGCTGCCGTTCGAGCTCGAGGTCGAGGTGCAGTCGTGAGCCCGCTGTCGCGGGAGGAGCGGCTGGTACGGGCGGCGTCGAAGGCAACCGCCGCCCGCGAGGCGCTCGAACGCGAGATCCGCGAGGCGGCGGTCGCCGGCATGTCGCTCCGGCAGATCGCGCCGCTGGTCGGGCTCTCGCGCGAGTGGACGCGCCGGATCGCCTCCGGCACGGCCCGGAAGGAGGCGGCGTGAGCCCACGCTGGATCCGGCTCGAGGGCGGCCACTGCTCCTGCTCGCGCTGCGGCGAGCTCGTCTCGGTGTCCTGGCGGTACTTCGAGCGGCCGACGCTGTGGACGATCGCGCTATGCGAGCCGTGCGTCGAGCTCGAGCTCGGCTAGGATTGTCTGCTCTTGCGAAGTTGCAACCTTCGCAGGGGGAATCGGCGAGCCGCCTGCGGGCGGCTCGTCGTGCGTCTGCGGTCAGAACATGACGAGCTCGCCGGGCTCGCGCTCGCGCTGCGCGGCGAGCTGGTCGGCGCGGGCCTCGTAGGCGAGCACGCCGGCGACGGCGGCGTCGATCTTCTCCGGCGAGCCGGGCCTCGACTTCGTCAGCACGTAGCCGCCGCGCGTCTCGCGGATCTGCGCGTTGAGCGCATGGCGGGTCAGGCGCTCGTCGCCGGCGTGGATGACGGTGCCGGCCGTGAGGTCGGTACGGAAGCGCTCGACCGCGTCGCGCATCCTCGAGCGGTTCGTCCAGAAGCGGATGATGGCCTGGTCGCCGTAGTCGCGCGCCCACCGGTCGATCTCCGACTGCCAGAGCGGCGGGTCGAAGTAGCCGCGCTTGACCTTGTAGAGCTCCATCGCTGCGGCGACGGTCGCGTCGACCTCGTCGGTCGGTGTCTCCCACTCGTCGGCGCCCTCGGGCGCTTCCCACACGCCGATCGGCTGGAGCAGCCCGTCCTCCAGGCGGCAGGCGACGAGCGCGGTCGCGTCGCCGTAGCGGGCTCCGTCGAAGCCGAGCGCGATCTCGTCGCCGGGCTGGAGCTCGAGCTCGCGGGCGCCGGCGTGCCAGTCCTCGGCGTCGAGCCACCACGCTTCGGCGCCGACCCATAGGCCGCACGCGAAGCGCTGCCACTGCCAGGGGAGCATGCTCGGGCTGTCGTGCCGGCGCGCGAGCAGCTCGAGCGTCTGCCAGCTCGCCGGGTTGGCGCGCTTGACCTTGCGCATGTCGTCGACGTCGTCGTCGGCGTCGAGCGCCCACTCATGGAGCGCGTAGCTGCCGTCGCTCGAGCGGGCGTAGGTGTAGCGGCCCTTCCGCTTGAGCTGCGGCAGCCGCCGGGCGGCCGAGCGCATGATCCCGAGCGGCGACTGCTCGTTCTCGCCGGCGGCGCTGATCGCGAGCATGCGGCCGTCGCGCGGTCCGAGCCCGTCGCGGAAAATCCCGTAGAGCTCGGCGCTGCGGGCCCGGTGGAGCTCGTCGACGAGCGCGAGCGTCGGGATGACGCCGTCGGCGGTGTCGACGTCGGCGGCGAGCACGCGCACTCTGCCGGCGTCGCGCAGCGATCGGATCTCGCGGTAGCCGCGCTTCGGCACGACCCGCTCGCGCAGCTCCGGGGATCGGCGGACGAAGCCCGAGGCGGCGTCGTAGAGGATCGTCGCCTGGTCGCGCGATCGCGCTCCGATCACGCACTCGGCGTCGGGCTCGACGATCAGGTGGTAGAGCGCGAGCGCTGCGAGGAGCGTGGTCTTGCCGTTCTTCTTCGGCAGCAGGATGAGCGTCTCGACGGCGCCGTCGAAGTAGTCGCCAAGCATCGCCTTCTGGAACGGCTCGAGCTCGAGCGGGCCGCCCTGCTCGAGCGTCAGCGCCCGGCAGAAGCGCTCGAAGATCGCGAGCTCAGCTTTGCCGCTGCGCCCGTTTCCGCGCGAGCTCATCGACCTCGTCGAACAGTCCAGGTGGCGCGTCGGCCTCGGGCTCGTCGGCCTGCGGCTCGAGCGGCTCGTCTCTGCCGGCGAACGGCGGCCGCGGCAGGGTCCTGCCCCACCGCTCGGGGTAGCTGCGCTCGAGGAAGAACGCGGAGGCTCTCCAGTCGCCGTCGGCGGCCGCCTTCGCGACCCTGGCGACGTGCGAGGCCTCGCCGGTGGCTCGGGCCTCGTCGAGCTCGGCGCGCAGACGGGCGTAGGGCTCGTCGCGCTTGCGCCCGGAGAGGCCGCGGTGCAGCCACTCGCGGAGCGTGCGCGGGCTGATGCCGGCAGCTCGAGCTGCTGTCTCGTCGTAGTTGCCGGCCGCGAGCAGCGTCGCTAGGCGGCCGGCGATCTCGTCGGTCAGCATCGTCGGCCGGCCGAGCCGGCGGCTCTGATGGACGGCGCACAGGTCGCTGCCGGCCGCGGCCGGGTGCTTGCAGGGCGAGCCCTTCGCGGTCGTCGCGCTACACGGCGGCACGGGCCTTGCGCCTCCTCTCGAGCTCGGCGGCCTCGCCGGTGTGTCGCTGCCAGCGGTCGACGATCACGTCGCAGTAGCGCGGCTCGTACTCAACGAGGTAGGCCCGGCGTCCGAGGTTGTCCGCTGCGATCATCGTCGTCCCTGAGCCGCCGAACGGCTCGTAGACGAGCTCGCCGCGGCGGCTCGAATTCTGGACCATGTGCGCGACGAGCTCGACCGGCTTCGAGGTCGGGTGGAGCTCCGCGACCATCGGCCGGTCGGCGCGCACGACGTCGGTGTTCCGCGCGTTGCGGAGCCGCCGCACCAGCGCGAGCAGCTCGCGCTTCTCGAGCGTGCGGGGATCGACCTCGTCGTCGATCGTCGTCGGCTCGCCCATGCTGCCGTTCCAGCGGTGGCCGGCGCCCGGGCGCCAGCCGTAGAGGATCGGTTCGTGTTGCCAGTGGTAGTCCTGGCGGGTCAGCACGAAGACCTGCTTGACCCACACGAGCGTCTGATGGATGTCCCATCCGGCGTCGTCGACGGCGCGGCGGAAGACCGGGGCGCGGCCGTCGGGGTGGGCGACGTAGACGGCGCCGCCCTTGCGGGTGTGCTCGAGCGCGAGCCCGAGCGAGCCCTTGACGAGCTCGTAGAGGAGCTCGGGGTCGAGGTGGTCGCCGGCGAAGCTGGCGCCGGCGGTCGCTCCGACGCCGCCCTTGCCGTAGTAGCCCTGGCGCTTGCCGCCGCGGCGGTCGTGGTAGTCGACGCCGTAGGGCGGGTCGGTCCAGACCATCTCGGCGAGCTCGTCGCCGAAGAGCCGCGCGACGTCGTCGGCGTCGGTCGAGTCGCCGCAGATCAGCCGGTGGCCTCCGAGCTGCCAGAGGTCGCCGCGCTTCGCGGTCGGCTTCGCCGGCGGCGCCATCGGCTCGGTGTCGCGGGCGGCGTCCTCACCCGATCGGGCCAGGCTGTCGAGCAGCCGGTCGAGCTCGCCCGACGTCCAGCCAGTGCCGGCGAGATCCTGGATCGCCTGCAGCAGCTTCGCGAGCGCCTCGTCGTCGTAGCCGGCGCGGTCGTTCGCCCGGTTGTCGACCAGCACGATCCTGCGCGCCTGCTCGGCGTCGACGTCGACGAAGGTCGCGGCGATCTCCTGCCAGCCGAGCTCGCGCGCCGCCTGCCAGGTGTGGTTGCCGGCGAGCACCTCGTTCGTCGCTCGGCGGACGACGATCGGGCGGTACTGGCCGTTCGTCTCGAGCGACTCGCGGATCGTGGCGATGTCGCCGACGCGCGGGTTGCCCTTGTACGGTCGCAGGCTCTTGATCGGCACGGCGAGCTCGGCGAGCGAGTCGTGGATCCGTGTCACGGCTTGGCCTCGTCGTCGGGGTAGGCGAAGTCGACGTGCGCGTAGTTGCAGCGGGCGCAGTACCACAGCACGGCGTCGGCGCCGAGCTCGAGCCCGCCCGCCTCGAACCGGGCCAGCAGCTCCGTGTCGCGCGGGCTGTCGCCCGGCTCATGGTCGAGCCTGAACCGGGAGCGGAGAGTCATGCGGTGGCCGTCCGGGCAGTGCGGCGCGCTCGCGTCCCACTGCTCGATCGCGTGGCGCAGACCGACGAGCAGCCGCGCCTCGGGCGTGTCGTCGTCGGCGCTGACGCCGCCGTCCTCGAGCGCGTCGATCGCGTCGCGGAGCGTGCCGGCGAGCTCCTCGGCGGCTTCGTCCCAGGTCGTCATGCCGACCCTCCATCCCGAGCGGCGATCTCGGCAAGCGTCAGGCGCAGCCGGGCGCGGAGCTCGCCGACGTTCTCGGGCACGTTCGCCACGCCGTCGCACCACTCGGGCGGCGGGTCGTCGTCGTCGAGGCCCTCGAGGTCGACCAGCATCGCCTCGACCAGCGAAGCCGACTTCTCCCGCAGATCGGCGTCCGCCATCAGCGCGGCGCGGATCTCTGCCAGCCGGTCGTCGCCGGTCATGCGCCCTCGCAGCCGCGGCGGAACGTCTCGAGCTCCGGGTCGTACTGGTACCAGCAGACCAGCTCGTCGAGCGGCATCGTCTCCAGGCTGTCGGGCTCGAGGCCAGTCGGCCGCCCGCAGTGCCGGCACTGGCCGCCGTCGGCGAGCTGCTCGCAGAGCCGCAGCGCCGCCCGCGTCGGCTCGAGCGCCGCCGCCGCCTCATGCCGATCGTCCGGGTAGCTCGCGACCGCGATCCACACGACCGGCGGCTCATCGTCCGAGTAGCGGATCTGCACCGACGTCGCGCCGGTCCGTCGCACGAACGTGATCGCCGCCGTGAGCCGCGGCTCGTCGAGCCTCGGCGCGGTCATCCCTGCCCCATCGGGCCCTGCATCGGCACGATCCGAACGTCGAGCCCGATCGCCTTCGCGGTCGACGCCGCCTCCGTCACCAGGAACGCGACGATCGCCCGGGCGCGATCGCCGATGTCCTCGGGCAGGTCGGTGCCGGCCGCCGACGTGCACGCGTCGAGCTCGCCGGCGGGGACGTCGCTCGCGCTGAGCCCGATGTAGATGTAGTCGAGCCGTCCGCCGCCGGCGCCGAGCTCCTGCTCGGCGGCGTCCATCGCCGCGGCGCAGGCGCGCTCGACGAGGTTGCTCGGCTCAGTCGTCGGCGTCATGGCTGCAGGATCGGGTCGTCGGTGACCTCGCTCCAGTCGGAGCCGAGCCAGTGGATCCCCTGCGCGCCGGCCGCACACGTCTCGCGGTCGCGGCAGTAGCGCACGTTCTCGGTCACCTCGACGCCCTCGCGGCTCCGGTAGCGGCGGCTCAGCACCGTGATCGCGCTGTCGGGCCGCTCGTCCTCGCAAACGTGGCATGTCCAGGTCCGCTCGTCGATCATCTCGTCGTCCTCCTACTTTCCGCCGCCACGCGCGTGCGCGCGAGGCGACTTTTTTTCGCGGCCGCAGTCCCCATCGGGGTCTGTCGAATCGCGCGGGGGGGAGCCTCCCCCACCCGTGCGCGCGACGCGGTCGGCGATCGTTTTGGTCCCCTCGCACTCGTCGCAGAGCAGCTGCAGGTTGTCGAGGCCGCCGGGCCCGAGGTGGCCGGGCGCGCCGCCGGCGGCGAGCGGCACGCGGTGATCGACGGCGCCGGCGCCGCGTGGAACGGCGCGGCCGCAGCTCTCGCATCGGTGTCGTGCTCGAGCTCGAGCTGCTTGCTTGATCGCGACGCCTCGCGCGCCCTTGAGCCCGAGCTCCTGGCGGCGTTGCTGCGAGGACTGCCAGGGTTGCGGGGCATGGACGTGGCAGCGTCCTCCGCGTGCGGTCGTGCGATGGCAGCCGGGGACCGGGCAGGCG